CGCGTGTTTTTTTTTTTTTTTTTTTCGTTTTTGAAAAAAAAGAAAGTGTGGTATAAAGCACAAATCGTAAAATCAAACGGGGTTAAGGAAATAAAATAATCCTTTAGGTCCAGGGTGTGTAGGCCAGAGTCGTTGGTTGTCGTCTTCTGATCGTGGAGAATAGAAGTCAACTAGACTTGACAGTTCATGAAATGATGGGAATTTCAGGTCTGAGGGAATGAGAATGTCGCGGTCGGACATTGCCATTTTGAGGTTGTACGTCTCACGGTGGTGAAGCTTCGGGGTGAGTCCTTTTTCGTGTACTATCTTATTCCAGATGTATTCGAATAGGTCATGAAGTCGTTCGTGAATGCCAGCGTTGGCATATGCTAGTCCGAGGACTGATCCAGCGAGTGTTTCCCAGCGGCGTGCGCGTTTTGGAAAAAACAAGTGTTGTAGTAGATCAATCTCAGTGCGGAAGGGCAAGGAGTGACGTATTTCATAGCTCAGGACGGTAGAACGTTCCATCGATTTCAGGAACAGAGAAACTTCGACTTTCAACGACATGTTGAAGTAGTAGATAGCTGCCTGTTTGAACTTAGGGATGAAGGTGTTTCCATAGAGTATGAATATGTATCGCAGTAATGCACAGTAGGAGTCGTCGCCTTGTATCTTCAAATAGAAGCTGGGTGCAAAGATGTTGATTCCGAGTGAAGAAAGGATGGTCGTGATGACAATCGCATTTCCAAAGGAGTCTTTCATCTGTGTATCTTGGTAGCCTGATCCGTAGCCGGAATAGGTCCATGATTGCAGCCGTCCTGTTGGTGTCAGGTAAGGAGTGCTCTTGGTTGTGTGCTTGGTCCAGTTCCAGAGTCGGTTGATTCTGATAGGATCAGCAGGTGCATAGAGGTTTGTGGACGTTGGTTCGTATTGACTAAAGTCGTAGTATGTGTACCAAATGTTCTCGCAGTCGTCTTGTAACTCGTGCAGGAAGAATTTGTCCCATGATCCCCAATCAGCGCAGAAAATGCATGCTGTAGGATTCAAGGTGAATACTTCTTTGGTCAGACGTTTAAGTCCGCCTCGTACGATTTCGCGTCCCCAGAGTAGAAAGCCTTTGCCAGTGTTCAGGTAGGTTGCTTGTTGCGGCCAGAGAAACATGTTCTTTGCTTGCAGGATGAGCTTGGTTGCGCCAAAAACTACACGAATTTTGTCTTCGTCGTTTTCGTCAACAACAGCTGTCTTGATGTGAACTGTGTTCCAATAGTATGGTCGAGGAGTGCAATCCTTGTTCCAGAACGGTTGGGAGCCTTCTTTGATCTGGTGGATCAAAAATCGGTTGCGTATAAAAATCTCGTTGTACAAGTTGTGGTATGTTGGCTTAGAGTCAGAGATGAGTCCGAGGCCGTGCTTGAGTCGTAAATAGTCAGATACTTTGATGGAAGATCGGAGGGTATAAAGAATCGAAGATTCAACTTTTGTCTTGAGATGTGGGGATTCAGATTCGCCATCGATGTCTCGAAATTGCGGCGTAAAGCGGTAGTCTGGGATGTTCCAGGGGGCTTCAGCGTTTGGGGGCAGATTCCAGGGATAGTAGCGGAGGTCAGCGAAATGAACAGGGTGAAGTGTTCGGTTTGGTTTGCCGTTAATACGGGTCCATTCCAGTGCATTCAAGTAATGTTGGTCTCGAGGGATGTGGTGCATCGGGACTTCAAACTTGAGGAGTGATCGCTCGACTAGTTCAGTCGTTTCAGCAGGTCGGCGTGCCTTGAGGGCGCGGTCAACTATGTGCTTGGGGACGAACTTGATAGCTCGGTTGTAGAGCCAGTCTCTTTCGAAGTTCGAAAAGGCTTCGAGTGGCGTGTGAAGCGCAGTCGGCTTTCCGGGTCGATGTTGAGGGAGTCGTGAAGTGACATCTGTAATGTTGGGCATAGTACAGAGATGTGGTGTAAGTGTTAGAG